CTTTAACTAACCAAGAATTAACAAGGATAATGAGACCAAATGGCCCTCAAAGTAGGGATTTTGTAGATAGTTCAAGAAATTTCGGGTCGAGTATAGCAAGAGCAATTCCCGGACGTAGAAGATAATCATTTTAAAAAATATTTCACTAAATTATTTATAACTTCTCTATCTTCCGATGAATCTATACTCAAATGAGGATGCTTTTCATCTCCAATGCTTAGCCATTGAAAAGTATTCTTTTCCGAAGCATGATTACGATTCTTAAGATGGTCTAAGTAATTATCGAGATAAACTTGTTTGATTCTACTTTCTTGTAATTCATCTGAAATATTTAATTGAATGATTTTAAATCCATTTTTAACGAGTGCTTCATATTCATTTTGATATCTTAAATCATCAACTAAACAATATTCTACATCTTTACATTGTTGTATGACATAATTTACCCACACATCTTTATCTATTTCTCTCATTTTTTGACCGATACTCGTTAAAAGAGTTCTATCTTTCACTAAAGGGTCCATTTGGAACAAATCACTTGCTACATCTTTTACTTTTTTACCAAATGAAAATATTTGAAATCTAGGTTCTATTTCACATAAATAATTACAAAGAGTCGTTTTTCCTGAACACATTTTACCCGTGACAGCTATTTTCATGTTAAATATAATCAATAAGATAATTTTAAATTTAAATTATTATTTAAAAATTGATATTATTAAATCCATTTCTACTTAAAAATTTGATAGTTTATTAAATGTATCAAGTAGAGATAAACAAAATGCGTGTAGAAAAAAGAAATGGTGAATATGAAGAAGTTTCCTTTGATAAAATTCTTACTAGAATCAAGTCCTTATCACATGGTTCAGAATTTAAACAAAAGTTAAATATTGATGAAACAGTTATTGCTCAAAAAGTGATTCAAGAGATTCATGACGGAGTTAAAACAAGTGAATTAGATGAATTATCCAGTCAGATAGCTATCGCTATGTATAGTAAAAATCCCGATTTTAAAGTTTTAGCTGGCCGAATAGTTGTATCAAATCATCATAAAAATACTAAGAATACATTTTCAGAAAAGATAACCATGATGCATCGCTATGAAAGTAATGGTAAAAGTAAAGCATTAATCGCTGATTATATGAATGATTTAGTAGAGCAGAACAAAGAACGTATCGATTCTGCGATTGATTATAATAGAGATTATGATTTTGATTTCTTTGGATTTAAGACTTTAGAAAAGAGCTATTTATATAGAATCAATGGACAAATTGTAGAAAGACCACAAGATATGTTAATGAGGGTATCTTTAGCAATCCATAGAGATAATATTGATGAAGCATTAGTTAATTATGATTTAATGAGCAAACATTATTTTACTCATGCGACACCAACTCTTTACAATGCCGGTTCAATTAGAGAACAATTTGCGAGTTGTTTTCTCTTAACTATGAAAGAGGATTCAATATCGGGTATTTATGATACTCTTAAGGATTGTGCCCTCATCTCCAAGCATGCTGGTGGTATTGGTCTTAGTGTTCATAATATTAGAGCAAAAGATTCGCATATCGTAGGAACAAATGGTGTATCAAATGGATTAGTCCCGATGTTAAGGGTGTTTAATGATACAGCTCGGTACGTTGATCAGTGCGTAACCCCAGAAACAATTATTTATACAACTGAAGGACCTAAACAAATTCAAGAATGCGAATATGGTTCTACAGAGGTATTCACTACAAATGGAAAAGAAACGATTGAAAATGTATTGGAACATGCTTATGAAGGCGAAATTTATGAAATAGAAACAATGCATTCTTTAGAACCATTACGTATTACAGATGAGCATCCTGTTTATGTATTAAAAGGTCAACAGAAAGGATTAAATTATGATATTATTAGAAACCGATTAGAGAAAAAATTAATTAAACCTGAATGGTGTTCAGTCAAAGATTTAACAAAAGATGATTTATGTTTATTTAAAATTCCGGATTATGAACTTGATGATACTAATATTTCAAAAGATGATTGTTATGTTTATGGATTGATTTTAGGAGATGGTTCCATGATGCCAAATTCAACTAATTGTTATTTAAGTTTACATAAAACACACAAATCTCATGTTATTGAATTTGTAACTAAATATCTAAATGATAAATGTATTGAGAACAGGTGCGTAGATGAAGGAAATACTACAAGAGTTTATTGGAAGAGAAATATTCAATTAGTGTTTAGACATTGTGATATTTATGATAAAAATAAAGAAAAACATATTACAGCTAAATGGTTAAATTTACCTTTAGAAAAGATTAAATATATTGTTAAAGGATTAATTGATACAGATGGGTGTAAGGGTACTGAATTATTATTTGATACTACTTCACATAATTTATTAGAATCCCTGAGGTATCTCTTATTAAGAATGGGTATTCCGACAAGCGGATACAGTAGAGATAGGAGAGGTGAAAGCCACGTTTCTATGTATGGAGATAGAATTGAAAATAAGAAAATTTCATATACATTAAGGATCCCAAAAACAGATAGTATTTGTGAATTATTAGGAATTGAAAAGGGTAAATTTAATAAATATTTCACTTTTGATGATTACATCGCTACAAGAATTAAAAATATCCGTGAAGTTCATTATGAGGGTGTTTTATATGATTTACAAATGAAGAAAACACATAATTATATGATTCATAATGGTATTGTTCATAATGGCGGAGGTAAACGTAATGGTTCTTTTGCGATGTATTTAGAACCATGGCACGCTGATATCTTTGAATTTATTGAATTAAAAAAGAATCATGGTAATGAATTTGACAGAGCAAGAGATTTATTCTATGCTCTTTGGATCCCTGATTTATTTATGGAACGTGTTGTATCAGATGGTTCATGGTCATTATTCTGTCCCAATGAATGTCCTGGCTTAGCTGAAACTCATAGTGAAGAATTTAATATATTATATATGAAATACGAAAATGAAGGTCGTAGTAGAAAGACTATTCAAGCTAGAGAATTATGGTCTGCTATCTTAACCTCTCAAATTGAAGTAGGGACACCTTATCTCTTATATAAAGATGCTTGTAATCGCAAATCAAATCAACAAAATTTAGGAACAATTAAATCATCTAATCTTTGCACAGAGATAGTTGAATACACAAGTCCAGATGAAACTGCTGTATGTAACTTAGCTTCAATTTCATTAAAGAAATTTGTTAAAAAGAAAGATACTAAAGATTTAGTATTTAGAGTATTTAGTAAGCCTAACTGTGTTTATTGCGAATTAGCAAAAGGATTATTAAATAAATTAAATATTCAATATGAAATCAAAGATTATAAAGAGTTAACGAATGTTTCTGGCGAATATCCATTAGGAGTTAAATTTCCTCAGATTTATAGAATAGATGATTATAAAAATATTCATATTGGTGGATATACAGAATTAAATGAATATTTAAAACCCGCGTATGATTATGAAGGTCTTCAAAGTATTGCTGAACGTCTAACTAAGAATCTTAATAATATTATTGATTATAATTATTATCCAACTCCAGAAACAAGAAATTCAAACATGAGACACAGACCTATTGGTATTGGCGTTCAAGGATTAGCAAATGTATTCTTTGAATTGGGATATGCGTTTGATTCAAAAGAAGCAAAAGAGTTGAATGATAGAATCTTTGAATGTATCTATTATGGTTCATTGAAAGCATCAATGAGTTTAGCGAAATCGAGAGAAGAACTTATGACTCAATATAAAATTTATACAAATCAATTTGATGGAGAAGATACAACTAAAAGTTTTGTATCATCCGATGAATTATTTAAAATAAAAGATAAACTCAAAACAGTTTTATCTGAAGAAGTAAATAGAGAAGAATATTTAGGAACTTATAGTAGTTTTATTGGATCCCCTATGTATCATGGTAAATTACAATTTGACCTATGGCAAAAGAATATAACCGATGAAAACCATGATTGGTCTTCGTTAAGAGAAGATATTAAAAGATATGGTATAAGAAATAGTCTTCTTGTAGCACCTATGCCTACGGCGTCTACAGCTCAGATCCTAGGTAATTATGAATGTTTTGAACCAATTTTATCAAATATTTATACAAGGCGTGTCTTATCAGGGGAATATATGGTTATTAATGATTATCTTGTAGAAGATTTAATTTCCTTAGGATTATGGTCCACTGAATTAAAAGATAAAATTATTGCGAATGATGGTTCGGTATTAAGTATCCCAGAAATACCAGATATTATTAAAAATAGATACAAGACAGTATGGGAAATCAAACAAAAGAATATACTTGATATGGCAGTGGATAGAGGTAAGTTTATTTGTCAGAGTCAAAGTATGAATTTATTCTTAGAATCACCAAGTATAAAAACAATGAGTAATATGCATTCTTATGCATGGAAAAGTGGATTAAAAACTGGTATCTATTATTTAAGAAGTCGCCCTTCATCAAAAGCAATTCAATTTACACTGAATCCAGATGCGTGTGAAAACTGTTCTGGTTAATAATCAAAACCACCTGTTCTCCCACCATAACCTTCTATTACTGGTTGTTGAGGGGCTTGTTGAGGGGCTTGTTGAGGGGCTTGTTGAGGGGCTTGTTGAGGGGCTTGTTGTTGTAAATTCTTTTTAAGTTCATTTTCTCTCGCCATAAACATATTTTTTTGGTCATTTAATGCTGTTTGTAAATGCTTTTGTTTTTCATTCTGAAGAGCAATAAATGAAACGGCACAAAACATACCGATTAACATCAATGCCATAAAGAAAAATGGTAAAAGAACAATAAACCATGATATCTTCTTACCATACTTAAATTGACAGATGTAATTTAAGATATAGACCCATAATACAGTAAAGACTATCTTTACTAATAAACCACCAAAAGTATAATGATGGACATGTCCTCCTTCTGGTTCGGCTTCAACAACAGCATCATTCATGCGTAACATAGATACTAAGTAAATGATAACACTAAAGAAAGATAAAAATAGGTAAAACTGAGCTGGTTTACATAATCCTTGAATCACTTTCGGAACTTCAAATCCTAAAATTTTCATATATAATATATATAAATAAAATATAATTAATTTATTAAAAAAATATATTATATATTATAAAATGGACACATGGACAGGGAGGACCAGATTCAATGAATTGATAGAAATGGAATCATTAACTTCAGATCAGAGGGATGAACTTAAGGAACTAATGTCTGAACATCCAGGACGGAAAGCATTAACATGGGGAAGATATAATTATTTGGCGGAAAACGCAGAGAGAAAAATAGAAAATTTTCCGCAATTCGCATATTCGATTCGTAATGAATATGAAACATTAAAAAAACTAGTATTTCTGGGAATCCTAAATGATACGGCTCCAACACCCTGGACAGAGCCCCCTACGTGGAGTGTCAAAGATAAAATAGCAGAGAAAGAGAAAAAAGCTGAAGAGAAAGAGAGGGCTGCTAGGTCAGCGGTAGAAAAAGCCAAGGAAGAACAAATATTATGTAGTGTTGAGTTTGGTAAAGATCAAGGGTTCGAGTATTATTATGTAACAGTTAATGGTGAAGGGATAAGTTTTCAAAAAATTCAAAAATTTGGACGTAGTGATACCACGATATTTATACGTTTTTCTGAAATAGATCAAGAGAGAGGGATAGCGGAAACCAAACGTGGCTCTAATTTCTTTGATCTCAGAAAGCGTGGGATGAATTTTGTGTGGTCTCGTGGTTCAGTCCATGGAATGAAAGTAACTATTTTACCAGAGTCTGAACAATTACTAAATAAATTATGGTTAAAAATAACTGGTGGTCAAGTGCCAAGAGGCGGTGGCAAAAAATCCAGAAGGAAATCTACTAAAAGAAGAAAATATACTAAGCGTAGAAAATCTACTAAAAGAAAATATACTAAAAGAAGAAAATCTAAAACAAGACGTAGGCGTAGATAAAATTATCTATTTAATTCATCAATATCTATTAAACTATTAAATTTAGATAATGCGATTTCTTGTTCAGCACCTTTAGGTTTCTTAACTTTTTCAGGTGGAGCAACATATGTTTTCACTTCATTATTCTTTTTTGCTTTAAACATTAAATTTACATTACACTGAGTCTGAATAAAAACATTGTTTTCTTTACGAATCGGAATAGTAAATTTTACTGGTAAACTTAAATATCCTATCGCATGATAAATTAAAGGTAATCTACCATTTCTTTTACCACATGTATAATCTTTTCTAAAGAACCGATATAAACTTTGTATTTGTAATTTTATATCGTTCGATCTTTCATTACATTCATAAAAAATGATTTCCCATAATAACCAAATTGGATCTTTACAGTGTTTAGGATCAACATCACTAATATCACGGCATTCAATTTCAAATTTTACTTTTTTCTTTTTGTTTATTTTTTCCCATTGTATTAACCATGCGACCCAATAAATCGCATGTTCATAACCTCCATTTACATTTTTTAAATGAAATAAAAATTCATTCATTATAATTTTTAATTCTTCTGGATCAGTAAAACGAATAATATGTGAAGGTAATATTTGCATTGTAGCACTTAATTTACTTTGAATTTTACCATATTGAAAATGATCTTCATTAACCTTAGGATATTTATCAAATCTCTTTGTTTTTGGTGAAGTAGCCATCGTAACAACTAAATCAAAAAATACATTTCTTACACTCGCTGTATTTCTTAAATGTATTAATTGGTCTTTTTCTTTTCTTCCAATATGATTGTAACTTTTAGTGAATACATCATATCTTCTCCATAAATATTGTGGCAATTTAGGAGAATTTACATGAATCACTTTTGATGAATGTAAAACCAATTTCTCAAATAAATCAATACTATAACCAGAACAAACACATTCTGTGACCCAATAACATGCTTCTTCTAATTTTCCTTCATCAATACATTTAAATAATGTATTATATACATCACGTTTCTTAAAATCTGAGAAAGTTTTATCTTTAAAAGCCTCTAAGGGTCTTGGATCAATAATAAGATAATCACTATTCATATTATTGATAAATTATAAAAAAGAATTTAAATTTAGATTTATTCATTAACATTCTGTCATTACTTGTTTACATAAATCATTATTTGTACAGTCTTCATCTTTAGCATCAGGATCATTCATTAACTTGGTACATTCTTCATCATCATCACATTTACGTTGCGCTAATTCGCAAGCAGTAAATGTAAAACATTCATTATCGATCGCAGTTTGTTCGTTATTACAACCAGCTACGCATTTTCTAGGATCAGTATCTCTATTTACCATACAACCCGTATCATTTTCATTATATAATTCTGGTCTACATCTATCCGGAATTATATCTAAGCAACTATGTATAGAAACTGATTGACCCCCATCAATCCCTTCAACTAAATTCATTTGATAAATAGTTACACCTATAAATATTCCTAATACTATTTGCTTATTTTCTTTGAAAAATTTAGGGGCAGATGAAACAAAATAAGAATACAATACTAAACCAAGCAATAAAATATTCATTTATATATATATATATTAAATATATATTTATTATTCATTGAAAATTGCTTCTTGTTCATCATCTAATCCTTCATCATTATATGTTTCATCTTCTGGATCATATTCTTCATAATCTACATATCCTTCTTCCTCTGCTGTAGGATCAATTGGTGGAGCAGGAGGTAATTCATTAACTTCCCCGGTTACAGTATCTAATTCTACGTTTGCTTCACTCATAATATGTTGTAACCTCTCTATTCTTTCATCTTCAGTATGCGCTACATGCTCATCACTATTTACATATTCACTTGCTTTTGCTGTTGCTTGTTTATAAAACAATGAAATACCCATTTTATTCTTTTGCATAATAGCAAATCTTTCTTCACGAGTCGCATCATCAAGTCTATTAATAATTTCTTGTTTTTCTCTTTCTTTTTGCTTTGATAAACGATTCGCTAAATCTAATTTTTGTTCATTTAAGAATAACCATGATGGATCGTAATGCTCAAAAAACACATGCGTTAATAAATCCAATAAGAACTGAGAAAATAATTCAATCATATCTGTAATATTATCTTCATCTCTTTGCTCTAATGATTGAAATAAATCATTCGCATCAGAGGTAATATCCGATTGTTCGTCTTTTAAATCCTCAATCGTATGAACGATTTCATGTAATACACCTATAAAATGACTTTTCATATAAATATCAGAATATCTTTCATTGTAATATGAATTATTCGAACCTTTTATCATTTCTAAATTCTTAAACCATGGTTTTAATTTGTCAAATAAGAATCTGAAATACTGAATATTATCTTTACTCTCATTTAAATAATGATTAAATCCAATATAATTATCCTTTGTTTTCACAAAAATACGATTATGTAATAATAAATTTACTGAATTATTTTCTCTTTTTAAGAATTCCACGAACCCCGACTCTACGCCTGGTGTTACTTTCCATCTTTTTTCCATCTTGAATGTGTGAGAGGCAGATATTACTTCATCTTCTTGATTTTTTTGAACCGATAAATGAGAAAAAATAATTCTCATATCATTCATATAAGATAATAAATGATGATATTTAAGATTTGTATCATCTATAAATACATTGAGAATCTTGTTTAATTGGTCGGATGAAAATTTGATTCTTTCACTTGGGTTATATTCTTTGAAAATACTTTCAAATCGGCGCTTTTGTTTATCCCCTAAATCATCGCTTCTCGCTAAAAATCTAGATATAGTTTCTATATTCTGGGATGTTGTATCAATCATCCCAGAAAAAATAGTTTTTAATTGAGGGATAATTAATTCTTCTCTCATCTCATGAATTTTCATAAAAAGTTCTTTTAATTTATCATCATTTTCATGTTTATATTCTATAGTATCTAAATAATGTTGAAATCTGTTATCTAAGCTCGCATATTTATCAACTTTTTCATAGTCTTCGGAGGTATATTCTTTTTTTACATTTATAAAATCTTTTCTATCTAACGAAGTCTTGTCCCTAATAGTTTCTAAAATTTTATAAAAATTATCTGAATTAGATTCAATAGATTTGTATTTTTCTTTTATTATCTTAACTTCTTTGTTATATAATATTGTTTTTGCTAAGAAACTATCATAAAATTTATCTGTTTTTTGTTTCGTAATTTCACCCATATCATTTCTTTTATAAATTTTAAACAACGATTCAATCATGGACTTCCCTGATTCGCTTTCCTTTAATCTTTCAAAGGGTAATTCTGGATAAACTGTTGGTGGATTATAATTATAAATCCGTTTTGGTTTTGTATTTAATAATGGTAAATCATAGGTATTAATCGCATTATGAATAAAACTATTACATGCTTTTTCATTTGTAAAACAAGAATTTATTTCTGTATTTTTATCACCATACAATGCTAAAATATCAGGGATTACTTTTTTTCTTAGCATACCAAAATCAAGTGTTTTAAAAGACTTACTACTTTCTTGCCATCCATTTCTTATTAATATCTTTAATATTTCATCGGGTTTATCACAGGTTTCAAGCATCCGATTAAATGAAAGTGTAATAATTAGATTACTTTCATGTTTACCATATAAACTCACAACATATCTGAAAATCAATCTGAAACTACTATTTTTAAAGATACCTACTTCTGGTATTTCTAATAATTTAGAGATATTATTTTCATATGTTAACGGTCTTAACATAGTGTTATTTGTGACTAAATATCCACCATATACTTTTCTGAAGTAAGGGAAATTAGATTCATTGATTGAATCTAAATAGTTGTTAACACTAGAAACTAGATTATTTTTGTGTAAGGGTCTAAACATAGGCCATTCTTCATTCAAGTAATCATGTTTAAATGATTCCAAGCATTCTTCGTAATTTGAAATACGATTTACTATCATTGGGAAAGTAGGTTCCATACAATAACTAATAGTTAATCCTAATTGAGTTTCTAATAAATTTGTTTTATATTCTTTTTCATTAATCAAATGAGATACGCATTTCCATCTCTTCTCTCCGGTGTATTTTTCAAATAATCTTCTTAATTTCGCACAATAATAATTTACTACACTAGTATCTATTTGCCGATTTTCAACATCAATGATATTTAATGATTTTTTACCACCTGAAAAATACGAAGGAACTCTACATTGAATAGTCAATGATACTAAACCTGTTAACATTAACAAATTATTACTATCTTTCAACCACTTTTGAAATGATTTAAATAATCCCTCTCTTTCTGTTTTTAATCGTTTCTTTTCACTTTTATCTTTAGTTTTCTTTTCTATAACCTTAATTCTCTGAGTTTCCGCATTAATACGTGGATGAATGTCGGTACTACTTACATTCATTAAACCATATCTTGTATCCGCTAATATATTATGATCTAATAATTCAAATGATAATAATATTTCATGAATATCCTCATCTGTCATATTAACACTAACCGATTCACTAATCATTTTTATTATGGTAACATATTCAATATTTTCTTCAAGGTGTTCACTTATTTCCAATTGTTTATCTTTATCTGCGTCTATCACTTCGCGGGTTATCATCGGTTTATCATTGTTGTATCCATCGATTAAAGTAGTGTCTTCATTACATAAGTATCCACCACAAATTTTACATGATATTAGTCCATCTTCGGGTGGTAATCCATATTTACTTTTCATCGTATCAAATAAATCATTATCATTTGATATATTTACCGAATATAAATGATGTTTACATAAAGATTTTTTATCAGTGAATATATTATATAAATAATCAGATGATTCGGTCGGTTTATCTGCTACTCTTGTAAAAATATCAATATATTTTTGTAGATAATGATTCCTCAAACCAGGTTTAGATATTTGAAATATCTTTTCATGGCATATTTTACATTTCATCTCATCACTTAATTCCACATGTTTCGGTTTGAAAATTTCTCCACGCTTCCGTTTATGACTACTAATATATTTCTTATGATAACTTTCAATGTTGCTTTTTAGAATATATCCTATCTTGTTTCTAATATTAATATCTAATTCATTAAAATTTTTTTGAAATTTAAATAATAGTTTTTCAATATCAATGAAATTATATATCTTTTCAGAAATATTATCTTCTAACAATGATTTTATAGATTCTCCTACATTTGAATCATATAGATTATATAAATAATCTCTGTCGGGATTATTTGGTAAATTATAAATGATAAATTTATTTTTTTCTTTAGATTCATGATCTTCTTCATCCGCATTCACTATATATGAATCTTTTAATAATCGTTTCCTTGAAATGATTCTACGATAGTAACTATCATAAATATATTTCTCAAAGACGGTAAATTTTTTTAAGGTTTCACTATCTAATGAATAAACTGTTTCATTATAAGGTTCTTCTAGTAGAGCAACGAATCTTAACCGATTACTAGGTATCAGCATGTTATGATCAAAATAAATGGGTTTGCTATTCTTTCTTTCGTCGTAACGATATGATCCTATAATCCCAGAACAATTATCATCTTGTAAACAATTTCTCAAATATGTATCATAATATTCATCAGTTTCATATCCATAGCCATTTGTTGTTTGAATTGGTTTAGAATGTTTTAATTGAGAATTTATATAATCTTGATAATTACTGTAACCAGCCTCCGATTCTAATGTTATTTGTTTTAATTCTTCGGATAAAGATAAACCTTGTTCATCGTATGTTTTTAATTCATCGCCGATGATGGGTATCATGTATTTTGGTATGAATTTTTTATCTGATTTATCTAAATTTTGGTATAATTCTAGTAATATATCAATTGTCTCCTGAACTCTTTCAATTAATAATGGCTTATCATAAATATCCATGGATGTAATAAGTGTTGATAACAAATCATCTTTGATTGCTAGATCACTATAAATTTTATCAACTAATTCTTCAGTTTCAAATTCTATTTCGCTATACTCATCGCGTTCTTTGATTGGATCATAAGGTCTGACTTTAATAAAATCTAAAATTTCATAAGATTCTGTCACTTTTAATAATTCACCATTTTCAAAAATAAATGTTAAAGTTCTATCATTATCATCAATCATGATTAAAATATTTTCTTCACTTGATATTTCAGTAATCTTACCTAAAAATGGTTCTTTGCCCCCTTTCATTAAAACAATTAAACTATCGCCTATATCAAAAGAAGAACCTTCTGCTTCAGATAAATCGGGTAGTTCGTTATATGAACCCATCTCTTCTCTTTCTTCACTCCTACCTAAATCTTCTTCAAGGATATCTTCTTGATTCGCTTCATCTAAAAATGGATCACCTTCTTCTCTACTTGAAATTGGTATTTCATCTCTTTCATTTTCATTAGTATCCATTTATATGATATGGATATTTTTTTAAAAATTATTAATCTTAAAAAGATATTAAATTATATTGGCATTTTATGTTGGGATACTATTAATCTGTTCCCAACGACAGGCACCGGTACTACTTTCACAAGATTCCCTATCATTTCCACCTAAGCATGTATTTATATTAAAGTCTGCGCCACCTGGAGGACCTTTACACATTAGATTACCTTCATTTACAATAGTCCCTTGTCCGCATACACAATGACTCTGATCATTTCTGACACAATTATTATACTCTTGAGAGTAGAAAGTAAGGCCAGGATTATTTTGAATATCAGCACATTCATTTATAGTGTATAGAGCATATTTACAATTATCAGTACATGATAATGGATCACACGTTTCTGAGTTTGTACAACAATCACTTGTGATAATATTCATTAAATTAAGGAAATCGCTACCAACGATTTGATCATCATATGGACAATTATTTGGTGTATCGGGGGGGGGAGTACTATCTCCGCTATCACCTGATTCATAATTAGGTTCACGATCATCTTGACAAAAGTAATTAATATTCTCTCGGGTACAAGGTGATGGAGATGAAAGGTTAAGATTTACACAACTATGACAGTCGCCGACACTGGTCCTCTTGGCATTTGCACATTTATTATTAAGGATTTGTGAACACTCAACTGATGGTTCAACCATCTCTTCTACCCACCCCCCCACTTCTCCGTGATTATTAAGGGTTTCCGCCCACTCTTCGCATGTTTCTATATTAATTTGAGTATTTATATTATTAATTGTACAACCAGGCGAGTTTGAGAAGCAAGAAAGCTCTTCAGAGAGAGAACTAAAAGCATTATCAAGGAGCATGAGGGGACAACACTCATTTTTATTTTCATCTGATATTACACATGAATCAGCCGACTCGGCCGAAGGCGTGTCTTGACATATATTATTTTTGTCTTGAAAAATATTATATGATACAGAGTCTTCTGGACAGCTACCAGGAGTTCCAGATGATACATAATGCTGAAACACGTCAGAATACTTCGCACCAGTACACAATCCTGCGCTACTATTATTACTATTACAGTACATCGACATCTGTTCATTCCAATATCCTATTAAATTAGGATCATTACAAGCTGGGGTGGAGTTTATATCTACACCAGAATTTAAATTACACAACGCTCGAATATCGTCAATCCTTTTATTCAGTGCTTGTTGCGCTTCCATTCGTGATATCACTTGTTGGTTACCGGTGTTAGGTGGTGGTGGTGGTGGTGGTGGTACAACATGTTCCCCAGAGCTACTCATCCTCCCCGGAGCGATATTCGCACTATCATCGGAAGAAGAACTATCCACCGATCCATCCACGGTTGCTGAATTCGACCCCGTTGATCCCGATGGCGCTGGTCCCGGTGACGCTGGTAAAAAAAATGAAACTATATCATCTCCCCACACCATTAATGAAATAACTAATGAAATAACTAAAATTCCCAATAAAATAATTGCCCAATTTGGAATATTTTTACCTCTAACTGGCCTGGTCTCTGATAATTTTTGGCTTACTCTCCCTGATAACTGAATACCATCGTTTCCACCAGATGCTACATCTGTTGTGCTCATTTATATATATATATATATATATATACTATTTAAAAACAAATTAATGATATATATTATCCAACTAATGGAATTACAAACTTATATAAACAATCATGGAAATTACATCTCAAATTTTAAGGAGCTCGGTTTTAAAGTAAATTCATATAAAAATCTAAAAATTATTTCTTATCCATATGATAAGAAACCCGAATATAATTCAGAAGAAGATTTATATAAATTATATCTAAAGGGTGCTGTCATAGATACTACTACAAACAGAATCAATTGTTTACCACCGATTAAATCATTTGATTTAAATGAAGATTCTCATATTGAGACTCAAAATGATACAATTTATCAAAGTTTAATTGATGGAACAATGATTAATCTATTTTATCATGGCGATCAATGGTTAATTAGCACACGTTCGGAAATTGGCGGATATAATAAGTGGACGAATAAGAAATCTTTTCGTAAAATATTTGATGAATGCTGTAATTTAGATTATAATACACTCGATAAGAATATGTCTTACTCGTTTGTGATGAAGCATAAAGAAAACAGAAATGTATCACCTGTTTTTGATAATGAATTAATTCTTGTTGAAGTTTATCAATACAATGAAGATACTATTAAACGATTGATGAAATATGAATATCCTGAATTAAATTGTATTATACATGATAGTTTCACAGATCGCGATGAATTTATGAATTTCTTTCAAGGGCCTGTTATCCCTTATTATGTTAAGGGATATACTGTAAAATGTGGTAATTTACGTTACAAATGGATTAATCCTTATTTTGATGAAGTAAGAGGTTTAAAAATTAATATGAATAATCATTTATTAAATTATATTGAATTACGAAGGAATGGAAATCTAAAGAAATATCTTAGATATTACCCTGAACACAGTCATCTATTTAATAATTATAAAGATAAGCTTCATGATTTAAGTAACGATTTATTTACAACCTATAAGAATGTATTTGTCCATAAGAGCATGGATAAGAATAAAATCCCCTATCATCTTAATCCATTAGTTTATGATATTCATAAGAGATATTTAAATACGAAGATACCCACAAATTGGGATGCAGTCAAAGATTATATTCATACTGTGCCAAGCAAGAAGCTGGTCTTCGCCATGAATTATTTATAATCAGTGAATTATTTATAATCAGTGAATTATTTATAATCAGTGAATTATTTATAATTAAACATGCTTTTCAAGTATTTTTTTACTATTCATTAAAATATTTTTATATTCTTTTTCACTTAACCCTTTTTCTATGAATTGTGCTAATTCTTCACCATTAGATACACCTATACAATTAACTCCTGATTGAAATGTTGTTCCAGCATTTATCCAATCATTATGGAGAATTAATAGTGTATCATGGTGAATCGCCTCTAAGAAAGTATATTGAGTTCCACCCCCGTCTCCTTTGATAATAGACATATCAATCATATACTTCGCATCTTTTAAAATACTACATTCATTGTAAGTCGGTGATAAATTTTTAGGAAATTTACCTTTCCAATATTCTTCAAAATTTAATTCTTTTAATTTATGATGAACATATAATCTATTTTCAGCACCAAAAATATAAATATGTTTTTTAGGATCTTTTAATAAACTATTACATTTTAATAGTATATCTGTATTTTTATCAAAATCTATACGGGATATAGATACACATTCATATCCTAATCCATTACATTTAGGTAATTCATAAGAATAAAAAGGGTGAGGCATGAATTGAGACTGTACATTAAACTGATTCATTAAATATTCTTGAACTTTTTCACGAATTGTAATTATTTTAAAATGATTTAATAGAATATTTTCATTCTTGTCTGTAGTTTGAACTAATGGATTTGGATTTTTCTTATTTACTTTACACTCAGTAGGATCATGAATAATAACTTTTGTATCTTTTGGGAACAAATATAAATATTCATAATAATGTTTATCAATTGCTGTAATTATTATATTTTTTAATTTAATGACTTCACCAATATTTATATTTTGATATTTACAGTCATATCCATAATCCCGTTTAAATGTTTCATTTCTTTTACCTATTTTGTAAATTGGAGCATCATGTTTATGAGATAAATGAGCCGTAAATGTTACCCACCCACCATAAACTGGTTTCGCCAAATATAATAAATTCATATCTTTTTCAAATATATTTTCTGTATAAGAATTTATTAAATCCATTTATAAAATATAAGATAAAAAATATCATTATTTAACCTTATTATAATATTAATTTGCCTCTATCTTTTTCGGGTTTTAACGAAGAAGTTATTGTAAGTGTTTTTTTAGTCACATTAGGGTCCTTTTCAGATAAATCTCGAGGTTTAGTATCTACATGGATCGTTTTTGTTTGTGTGGGTTTAATATCATTTTCACCCTCATTTTCACCCTCATTTTCACCCTCATTTTCACCTTCTATTTCTTCTACTACTAATTCTTCTTTATTTTTCTTTCGGCTCACTTCAACAATTTCTAAAAGAGGGTCTTTCTTTTCTTTAATTTCAACATTTTTTATTTTGTTAGACTTGCGTTTAGGTTTGCGTTTCTTTGTTTTCCTACTAATTTTTCTATATTTTGTATAATTTTCAAGTATATTTGGTTCATTTGGTTTTAATCGGATACCTGAATCTCCTATTTTTCTCTTTTTTGATTTCATTATATATTTAAATAGATAAATTTTATATTTATTAAGATGGAACAATATTATGAAAGAGATAAATTAGAAATTGGTTTAGATGAGGCCGGTAGAGGTTGCTTAATGGGACCCGTATTTACTGCGGGCGTTATCATGAATGATATTGGTGTTTTAACACCGCCTTATCCTATTAGAGATTCTAAAAAATGCTCTCAAAAAGTTAGAAGGGAGTTAAGGAAATATATAGAAGAAAATAGTATTTCATATTGCGTAGAAATGATTGATACAGATAGAATTGATAAAGTAAATATACTCAATGCTACTATGGAAGGAATGGAAAAATGTGTCGATAATATTACATCCGTGATAAATGTTGATAGATTATTAGTTGATGGGAACTATTTCCCACCCTATATGAATAAACATAGTTTAGAATTTGTCCCTCATGTGTGTATAAAGGGTGGGGATGATAAATATTTAAATATTGCGGCTGCTTCAATCCTTGCTAAAGAATATCATGATGAATATATATTAAAATTATGCGAAAAAAACAGCATGTTGGACAATTATGATATTAGAAACAATAAAGGATATGGCACAAAATCACATATGGAAGCTTTAAAAGAATTTGGACCAACAAAGTTTCATAGAAAATCTTTTAAACCATGCCTAGTGAATAATAAATAAAATAGCAAATAAAAATATTATATTATATTATATTAAACAGCATTTATGTCAGTCTGTTTTCATGAAAAAATAATTATAAAAACTTTTGATGACCATAATATTTATCAGCTTAAAATGAGAAAATGTAAAGATTTTGATGGTCCTAATAATTTTTCCATCTTATGGAATCAATTGTTAATTCTTTTACATAACAATAAAATACATGATAAAGATACATTATATGATAGATTTAATCTTAAAATATTAAGTATTTATCAAAAAGAAATATTAAACGAAATAGATGAGATTTTATATAAATTTACGATATTAGATTTATCTTCGGTTAAATTATATTATAATACATATACAATTAAGAATGAGAAACATCTAATTAAAAAAATACTAAATTTATATAAACTCATAAAAGATTTATAATCTTTTATAATCGGGCTTTAAAATATACTCATAGGGATAACAATGTTTTAATTCTTCATCCCCATTTTCCATATATCCAATATGATTATCTTTAAACTGACCAAAATAAGAACTATGTCCTACTATTGCTATATTTTTCTCTTTTCTACCATGTAAATATTTTATCATGGTGTCTAACCGTTGTTCTAATTCATCATTACTTTCTCTGTAATCTGATTTCCATAGTATATCCTGATCAGATTCAAGATGAAATTCGACTTTTGGAAATTTATTTTTTAAAAGTGTTAATGAGCTACGTTTATTACAAGTATCCTCTCCAATAGGATATTCTCTTAAAAATTCTTGAGATATTATAGGTTTATTTGTATCACCAAAGATATTCATAGCTGTTTCCAGAGTTCTCATTAAAGGGGATACTAGAATTAATTCAATTTCATATTTCTTTTGCCATGATTGACCTAGTTCAATACTCTGTATATGACCCTCATTTGTTAAAGGGGAATCAATCGTTTCAGGTGTTCTAAAAGCTTGTATACCAATCTTATGAAATAATTCGTTATGTAATGAATAACCATGTCTTATTAAATATAAATTTTTATTCATTTTAATAATAATATATTTTAAATATTTATAATTTAAAACCACTTTCAATGAATTCATGAACGTATGGATTTTCCACTGAATTGTTTGTAATTAATCGGGGAGCAATACTCATTGTTTGTAGCTCCTGTATTAACATTTTCATTGCGTAAGGCATATTAACATTCACTATATCATCACTTTCCTCACCATTTGATATTAATCCAGTTTTATTATTAATATTTACTTTATATTTATCTGAACGCTCCATCATAGATTCTCTTAAAAATTCAGATGTTCCATGAGCTAAAATACTATCTCTTTCCATTTCACCTATTCTTAAACCACCGTTATTTGATCTTCCAGCAGCTGGTTGTCTTATTAAGCTTTGTAAAGGTCCGGTCCCCCTACTATGCATCTTATCCGCAACCATAATTTTAATACGTTGATAATAAGTAGGTCCAATAAAGATAGATGTTTTCAATTGCTCTCCTGTAATACCACTATACATTACTTCGTTACCCCATTCATCATAGTCGTATTTTTTCATTAATTCGGCGTAATCATGAATATCATTGTTTTGAAATGCTGTCGCATCACCTAAAAACCCCCCCAATGAAGCACTTTTCCCTAACACAACCTCTAAGAGTTGATTAATTGTCATACGACTTGGTATCGCATGTGGATTAATAATTAAATCTGGGACAATTCCATCTTTTGTAAAAGGCATTTCTTCTTGCTCTAAAACTAATCCACACATACCCTTCTGACCAGGTCTTGAAGCATATTTATCTCCAACAGTTGGTATTTTATTTTTTCTTATTCTTACTCTTGCTCTCCTTAAATTTTCAGAGTTTTTAGTGACTACTACCTTATCTACATAACCCGAAGTGCTAAATTTAACACATTTACCTGAAATAGTATTTACTCTTTTACCTTCCATATTAGTTTCTTCTCCAACTTTACCAATAATAGCATCATCAGCAGTTACATAAGATCCTTCTTTTACAAATCCATTCTTATCAAGTTTATCAAAATTAAGCATGTTTTTCTTTTTGATATCTTTCACATTCAATGGATTCTCAAAATAAACTCTCTTGTTACCATCTCCCTCCTCATCATCTTGATACCCTCTGAAATATAAAGAATTAAACATCCCTCTTTCAATGGATGTTTTATTTAACATCATACTATCCTCCTGATTATATCCAGTATAACTTGCGATCGCTACAATACAATTAATACCATATGGTAATTTATCAACATCAGTATATTTTTTATACCGAGTCGTTACAATTGGTTTCTGAGGATAATTTAATACATGAGCAAATGTATCAAATCTTGTATTATATGCCGAACTATATAATCCAACCACTTGCTTTGTTTGCTGACATGAAAAAACATTTCTTGGATATTGACTATGCTCTGGAAAAGGTATATTCACCGCTACCGCACTCAACATCAAAGAAGGATGAATATCACAATGAGTGTATTCTTTGTCTATTGAATTTATACTTTTAGCGATTAAAAAGCCCTCAGACTCCAAAGGATCTATATATTCAATTTGCGAAATATTATCACTTAAATATCCAATATAATCACTGTGTTTCTCTTTTATTTCGTAAAATTCATCTCTATAATATGTTTCATCATATACACTCATTTCTGGATTTAATTTATACATATGTTCGCCCCTTATTAAATGATTCCAACTACTCATTTTACTATAATCACCTTCAATTAAAGTATTTGATAAAATTTCACCACGTTTTTGTAATACAAAAACAGGTCTTAAGAGTCTACCACTATCACAGAATACATAGATTTCATTTAATTCTATTTTCCAATAAATACTTGTATATAAATGAATAAGACTGTTTAATTTTAATAATCTCATTATTTTATATAAGAATTCGGGGTCTTTGTGAATACCTATCCATTTACCATTTAGAAAGACTTTACATGATAAATTAATATCATTGCTGATACTATCTTTTAATGATATTAATCCTACATCAGTTAAAGCGTCATAAATATTTAATTCAGAAACATTAAATGATATCTTAGCCATGATTGATAAATGATTAATAATACCAACATTACCACCATCAGGAGATTCGGTCGGACATACAAATCCATATTGAGAATTATGTAACTTACGAGGACCTAATGATTTACTACCTGGTGGCAATGGATTTGATAACCTTCTCGTATGAGATAATGTACCTAACATAGCATTGCGATTTAAATCTTGAACAATACCTTGCCTACCAGATAATCCTGTACCAAATACTGAACCAAATGATTTTACAATATTATCTAAACATTTTGGATTAAATACTTTTTTACTATTATCATTATTAATTAAATTTTTAATATCATTTCCAAAATCTTTAAAATGAAATTTAAAATCATTATCTATTTTCAATGAAACATTTCTCTGAAAGATTGACCATAACTCGCGATATAATTCCAATAGCAAAGTCCCCGCGGTATCAATTCTTTTTAAAGAATAAGAATCTCTGTCTGTTTCTTTAATAATACCTAATTTTGTAAGAATTAATTTCCTTACACTATATCCTAAATAGTTACCTTTTTCTGTATTTGTTGTGTAATTAGGTGAAAAATTATTCGCTAAAATATCTATTACATTAATGATTTCTTTACCTTTGGTATTCATGGCTAATAATTTCATTGCTGATTTTTGATCATAGACAGGTTGAGTATCTGAAATACTCGGCCTTAATACATCTAAAATAAGAGATTTTAATTTAGGAGCATCGCTATCATAGATTATTTGAGATAATATTTGTTTATCTGTTACAAATCCCAATGCTCTGAAAAGGACAAATAATGGTACTACTATATCTATCCCTAGAATTCTTACAGTTATGCGATGGACATGTCTTTTAGAAACGGTTGCTATATCTTCATTTGCTGGTTGATAATTTACTATCTGGCGATTAAAGGCTATCGCATTTGTCCGAGAAGATTGAAATCCCTCTTTTGAAACACTTTTTAAGACTGCCTGAATAGGTGTTATTTCATCATTCTGAGAATTTATATATAAAATATTATTAATTTTTGTCTCCTGGGATAAAACGATCTTTTCCTTTCCGTTAATAATAAAATAACCACCCTGATCATAAGGGCATTCACCTAATTCACTTAAGCGAATACTATCTAATTCATTTAAGACACATAATTTACTTTTCACCATTATCGGCATTAATCCAATATTTACTTTTTCAAAATTTTTAATCGTTGTTTCAGAAGTTTCATTGTCCCGAAATATTACACCAATATTACAATAGATACAAGAAGCATATGTGTATCCATTTAGCCTTGCTATATTTGGATACATGTAACTGCTTTTACTATCTTTATAAATCGTAGGAGAAGAAATAAATAAATTATCTATTATTTTATCATTGATAGAACCATCTTCATTTAATGTTTCGCCATAATATAAATTAATTTGATATCTATACTTCCCCTTATCCGCATCTATCGCTTCCTTATAAATTATCTGTGGATTCTCACGCTTAATAATATATTCAATGCCATTTGTTTTACTATGAATAAATTCATTAAATGAATCTACTTGATGTTGTGACTTGTAATTAGGATTATCTCTAAAATAAGTTTCAATAATTTGCCATACATCTAAACCTTTAAATTCTAAGTCTAATTCTTCTTCATAAGGTTCGGGTTCAAAATTACTCATATTGAATATATTATAGATTTATATTTAAATCTATAACCGAAAACATTTAAATTTGATATTATTCTTTAATCATAAATAAAGATGTATATAGTTGAATATAGTTGAATATAGATGAATAAATCTAAAAGTTATCCCGAATTCATTAAAGATAAAAATAATATGCGAAAATGTAATAGTTTTAATAAACTAGATCTAGACGAGTTTTACTTTGAAGAATTCTTTGAAGGAGACGGAGAATTAGGAATAGTCTTTACAAAATATAAAGGAAATATTATCGTTAAAAATATAATACCAAAAACTGTAGCTTCCGAAACTTATGGTCTCTATAAATCCATGATTCTTATCAATATTGATAATAAAGATATAAATGATAAATCATTAGAAGATATCAATAAAATAATAAGAAAGAAATGGTTAAAAAATAATCGTATTTATCTTAAGTTTCAAAAACCAATCTATCAAGAAGTTTATACACAATTATTAAATTACAATCTGTTAAAATTTTATGATCATTTTGTAGAACTAGGAGCAAAGAAAAATGAAGATTTTGAATTTGTAGAACATGAAGATTTAATCAAAATGAACATGAATAAAAATGACATACTATCTTTTAAAAATATTAATTCTAATATATGATATTTTACTATTCATTAATCAGTTAAAATTTGATATTCTTTTTCGTTTCATTACAAATAAATATTAATTAAATAGAAGAATTTAATAATGTTATCATGGAGAGATATTGTTCTTTATAGTCTTGGAGAAAAATTTCCAAGAGATATAGTTTCTCAAATTATTCTGTTTCTTCGGCGAGAAAATATATGTCATCTAGTAGAAGAGTCCAGGGATTATCACGTGTATAGAATGCCTTTAGTAATTAAAGAAAAATGTCCAATTGGAAATGGATATTATCATAATGTTCGGATTAATAGTGATTGCGAAGATGAAGTTTATTTCTTTGGAGACATGATTGATGAATTCACTGATAAATGGTTAACTATTGATCCCCGAAGTAAAGAATATACTTATACCGATTGCTGGCGATGGGATAGATTTAATTATCCTTATATGAACTTTATACCTAGTTTTAACAGAGGTAGGATATTTTTAAGGTTCTTGAAAGGAAGAGAATGGTATGATCTAAATTCAGAAGATAACATAGTTGATAAACTCACTGATTACAAAGAACTAAAATAATTGAAAATTTGATTTGTATTTAAGATTTTTTATCTTAATAAATACATCCTAAAACATCACAATGTCAGACTCCTTCGCCTTTTCCGCGAATGCTGAACCATTTGTCCCGAAATGCCTTCATAAAAACAGAGAAGAAGTACTACAGGCGAAGGTAGATTCTCTAGAAGCTGAACTGGACGATGAACGATTATCCAATATGAAATTGATGAAGCTTTACAAAGAGCAATCTTCCAAGGTCCAAGAACACACAGGTTCACAGTTAGAAACACTAAGGACCGAGAACAATAGATTAAATAAAGAAATTAGAAATGTAAATACACGACTTCTCGAAGAAAGATCGGATAAAAGAGATCTTGAAGGAATAATGCTACAAAATCAAAATAGAATTGATGCCCTGAATGATGATTTAACATATAAAGATGATAAGTATGATGCTCTACAACGAAGATTTAATGAACTCAATCGTGAATATATGCAATACAAAGAAATAAATGACCCCGAAGTATGGATGGGACGCTGTCTCAAACTAGATTTTATCTTTAAGAAAATAAAGCAGATCAGTGCTTTACCCGAAGATCATGGTGCTTGGGTATGGGATATGGTTGATGATGTTGAATTTCCAGATGGACCATCTTCCTCTTCTGTATTTCTTTCAGTTCCAAATAGTATCCGTAATAGATTCTTACCTTCTGCTACTGATGCTGGCATTAACTTTCAAGATAATGAAATTTCTATCATTGATGAACTATCCAGAGAAGCAGAGGTATTTAACGCCAATCTCTCTGAAAACTTTCGTAGAAATCTTGATGAAAATCCAGAAATAGTTATTAGTCGCATTCGCATTATTCAATCTAGATTTAGAGAACATATTAGACCTAACTTAGAAAAGCGTATTCAAGCAGCAACTAAGATACAATCTGTATGGAGAGGATTTTGTGGGAGAGGTATTATCACCTATAAAGGAACACTAAAACATGATACTTCACTAATGAAATATAAATTAACACCAGATAAAACAATAAAATCTACTTATCAAATTGTACCCGAACATATGCGAAGAGCAATTAGAATAAACTTAGCTAACACTAGTAAAGAAATAATTCACTATAAATGGTTGAAAATAAGACCAAACACACTTGAATGTGATGGGTTCGGCGCCGAATATTCTATAAAACCAGGAGAAAGTATATCCGTAAGAGCATATATTGGTCATTGGTTTAGTTTTGCACGTGAATCAGACGAATGTGAACAATTCTTTAGAGTTATGCGAAATAGTTTTCTAGGGAATCTAGGCAGAGATATATGGGCAAGACCATCGGCTGTATTTGATCTTAATACAAAATTAACAATTAACCGAGATCATTATGATGAATGGCAAAGAGGTATTCTTGGAACACATGATACCAGAATTCTAAATACCGATTATTTAAATGTTCCTAATAACTCTGAAAATATTCATATTGTTCCAGATAACGATGAGGATGAGGATGAAGATGATGCTAGACTGATGTTAGCCATACAACTATCTCTAGATAATCAATAATATATAATGATAAATTATAATCATCTTTTTACGATAAATTTTTTTTGCGAGTTCATAAATTTGATTTTATGATTCTTTATATTTAATCACAAAACTTACTTGGCTGGTTTAACTAGTCCTCAGCTTCTTACCGCTTCTTACCGCTTCTTACCGCTTCTTACCGACCTTCCGCAGACATGGCACCGTGCCCAGTCTACCCACCCGGAGTTCTCCAGACCTTCACCATCCCTGACCCGACATCTCTAGATGGATTGGGGGAACTGGAGATCACGCTGATCCCGAGCCGAGGTGTCACCGACATCAACCACATCTCGGAAGAGGGCATCGCCGCATTCAAGGAGATGCTCTACGAGGCCGACGAGGATTACCGTCGCAAGATACAGTCGGAGATGAATTCAACCTTCACTTTGCTGGAAAGCATCCGTATTCGCAGTGAAAGTATATGGCAAGATAACGCTCTCGCTGTTGGTGGTCCCCAACCACCTCTGTGGTTTGAACAGGACTGCAAATACGGGCTTCCTGTTCCCTGGGCCATCAGGATAGCTCTCGAAGAAGCCGAAGAAGACGCGGACTACGAGGAGTGGATCAATTCCAAGCAGTATGTCAAGTCCTTGGAGGAATACAATCGGCACAAGCTCCTCGCCTGGGATAAGGAATCACATAGGCACCCGAAGTGGGTCGGACATGCTACTACTGGACTAGAGCTCCGGCATTGTGATGGCCTCTCGGACACAGAACTCCTCAACTCCTACATCAAAGAGCGCTACAGGGTAGAAGTGAAGGTCGACGAACTTCACTGGGGTCGCGGAAATTCTTACTATGCCATAGGTAGAACACCTTATGGTGATGTCTATATCCCCCAGAAGATAACCGAATATCTCAAAGACTTCTGCGGTCTCTACGAGATGGACATTGCGCTCCAAGATGTAGAAGGCGCACCGGGCAAGAAACCAAACGCTTTCCGATGGACTGGGGTATACCTTCACAACAAGGGCTTTTCCTTAGAATAAAATACAAAAACACAAAAAATAAAATATATAGAGAAAAACAAAACAAAAATCATAAAATAGATAGTTAAAAACAAAAAAAATTTTTTATGATTCAACCATTCATAAGAATAAAGAACATTTTTTTTGTGAGTTCATAAATTTGATTTAAGAGCTAATACTAGTTCATTAGAACAACTATCTTGACTAGGTAAACTAGCCACAACTTTCAACAATCTCACAGCTTACAACCACTTCAACCGTTTACAGCATGGCTTCTGCGAAGACTACCGACATCTTGGCGTCAACCCTCCCCAAAGGATACTCTATGATGATGAAGATGGGGTGGTTAAAAGACACCCCTCTCGGCATTCGTGGGCGCGGCATACTCACCCCGATCACCGAAACGATGGAGACAAGGCGCGACGGAGATTACAGGGGGCTCGGATATGAAGAATCTTTCTCTCTATCCGAAGCAGAAACGAACGTTGACATCAAGGTCGTCAAGGTGGGTGACAAGTATGGAGTGGCTTCTTCAGAATATGGAGAAGTATTCATCCCAGGTGGCGCACTAAGACATCTCACCAACATCGCGGGTATGGTGCGAAATCGTAGAGAGTTCATTGGGGTTCATCTTTGTGCAGAGATTACGGCAAGTGAAGGAAGATATCATTGGCGAGTCGGGAAAATCATAGGTATTCTGCCCCCACCAAGTAAATTTATCAGTTTTGTGGGATACTATCCATGTGTAACAGAAAACCCATTTGATCCCGATTGTGGGATGAACTTGATGGATCAATTGTATTTGTAAGAAACATACACAAAAAAGAAAATATATAGCGAAAAAAATACAAAAATACATAAATTAGTTAGATTAAATAAAATTTTTTTTTATGATAAAAAATTAATGATTGAAACTATTTCTAATCTATTCAAGTGAGAGACGCATGGATGGATATGGTATTTCACTAAACATACACCAATCCGTATGAACACATGGATCTTCTTTAAAGCCAAACTTCTCGTAAAATCCCATAAGTTTCGCTTGACTGCGTTTACCCTTCAAATACCAAAATCCACCATATTCTGTATCCTGGGGGTCATCTTTATCTGTGATAACGCGTTTTTCTGTGCCCTGCCACAACTTTGAAGTGTCTTCGGTTTCATTAGCACAATTCAAATAATTCCATATACCCGCCTCAATGTATTCCTGGTCAAGATTGTAGTAAACATTCTGTCCGTTAGATCCCCTCCTCATACACTTCTTCCATAGTTCTTCTGAAAGAATATTCATTACATCATCATCTGGATACCATATCTCTTGGCAATCTTCTTCATCTGTTTCCTCTTCGGAATCAGAATCTTCTTCATCGGTTTCCTCTTCGGAGTCGGATTCTTCACTATCATGATCCTCTGAAGAAAATCCATTCCCAGAAAATTCATTTGCTACCTCCAATACAATATCAAAAGCACCAACTTCCTTTGAAAAATCTTTCGCCAACTCCATCAAATCAGAACCTATACCCTTCACAGTTGTAAAGTATGTAGAACAGATTGTATCAATACACATTGTTACCTGCTTGTGTTGTTCATTGGTAACATCCTTCATCACAAGGAATCCATGAATACGATTCATTGGATTTTCATATGCCCACTGATGCCTAAGCTTCTTTCGCCGCAACTTACCTGCTCTTTTATACTTCTTCTGAATATGCGGGGGGACCCGAGTTGGATCTATGGTCGTGGATAAATCTGCTAGCACAAACACAACTGTATCTCCAAACTCACAATCATCTATCTGCTTACTCTGTTCATACCCTTTTACAAACGAACCCGGACAATAATCTAATGGTTGAAGACCTGTAAAAGTAGAACCAAAGTCAGCATCATAATACTGAGTCAACTCTTCGCTCCACCGATCAATAAAAGAACGCAGAGTTAGAGCACTAAGACCACTCTTCGGCATAATCCTCATCTCACCCGTGGCTTCATCCTGGGTCACCCGAGTTATCGCATTCGCATAGCGACAAAAGCGACCGAACCCGCCATAACACTTGTTACCTTGAGAAGACATTCCAGAACTCTAAATCCTCGTTTTAAATTGTTTTATGAATACAAATCATCTTAAAATCAAATTTATCTCTTTTAAAAGAAGATTTATTATTCGTATTAATAATAAAATTTGATTCTCTTTTTTTATCTTTTAATCAACTACATAAATATATGAAAGATGTCTTGGTCGGAAGAAGTCGCATTTATCTTCATTCAAATCTTGTATGATCCCGAAATTATTCGGTATTTATTATCAATTTCAAAACCTATCCATAACAACTTCACCTTTGAAGAAGCTAGATTATTCCATGAATCACTGAGGATGACACGAGAAAAAAGATGGGCTCAGACAAAAGAACTCTCTAAACAGAGAAAATTTCACGAGATGAATAATCGGGTGCCAATTACTTGTAGTCTACCATTCAACAATATCGAGTGGAGGTCATCTTGTGAATTATTAAAATCAATTAGATATTTCATTCCAGGATTCATTCGGAAAAAATATCCAGTGAGAGAATTGGAAGGGGCGTTAGTATGCGAAGACATAGATTTAGAAATGCCTTTGAAGGTGAAATGTGTTAATCTTATCTTTGATGATGATAGCGAAGGTGATGATTTCAGAGGATATTTAAGTAGAGCAGATATTAGAGAACATTTAGATGATTTTGAAATATATGAAGACTGGGAAGACCACCCCTATGGAATAGGGGAAGAAACCCCACCACATGAATCACCTTATCTACTCATTGAAATTTGGTGCGATGGTGTATGCAGAAGCGGTTATAGTAAACGAATATTTAATTTCAAAGACAACACTGAATTGTATATTCATGAGCTCAAAAACTAAACAAAAAAAATTATACTATATTAACTACTAGATGATTTTTTTTATTAAACTGATTTAATGCTAAATGATTAATCTATAGAACTCAACTTTGCGTATTCCCGACGAACATGTTCAATGAACTTCGCATTGTCTGTGCGGTAAAATCTGGTATTCTCATAATTATAAAAGTATTCCACTACATCTCGTTCGTAGTAGTCCTTAGAAGTGATATCTCCACCACACTCAACTATCCTGTCAAAGAGAGTGATAGCGAAATCTACACTTATGCCAAGTGGCATACTAGAACCATAATATGAAACCTCAGAGTATCCATATTCCGGATCCAAAGCCCTCTCGTTCATCTTCCCCACCAAGAGAGACAAGGCAAAAGCGTGATTTGAATGCCACGTCTCGTATGGTGTCTCGTTCAACTTCTTCTTGAGTTCTTCCTTCGTACACGCGGTCCCTTCTTCGGCTAGGTAGTTGAGAGTGTCCAGATATGCCGCGGCGTCGCTTTCCAAGAGTTGGACCGAAAGGTCGCTGATCTTGAGAATGGACATCTTGTAAGTGTAAAGCGTAAGTGTAAAGCGTAAGTGTAAGGTATTTTGATTTAATGAAATAATATTTTATCCTAAATCAAATTTATTCACACACTTTTAAATTATTATGATGAATAATACTATTTTGATAATAATCTTTTTTTAAGAGTTCAGCAAAACCCACCGAAACCATTTTACCATAATCACAAATAATACCTATCTTTTTATATTCATTTAATTCTATACATTTTAAAACACTTTTTAAGATATCATTATATGCTGAATGATTCTTTATAATTTTTTGTATCCTTTCATCTAAACCAGTAGAATCGGTTTTAGGAATTTTTATTTCTGATAAATCAAAAATGATATCACATTCAACCGGTATATTTTTTAACTTTGACCATGTATAAATAATTAAATCTCTATTTACAATTATTTTCTTATCCGATATTTTAGTGAATGGTTCATAAAAACTATTCTCTAAAATAGTTTGATTGGCAACCTGAAACTTTTTAACCTTCATAATAAGTTAAAGATTAATTTATTAATAGTATTATAAATATGTTTAAATCTTTTACATTTTTAATGGGTATTTTTTCTCAATATAATAATATTTATTCACAAGAAGTATGTGTAGGAGATATTGATAATAATTTATCTATTGATGTTAATGATTTATTAGGTGTTCTTTCTAACTTTGGTTTAGAAGGAGATATTATTGAAGATATTGATAATAATTTAATTGTTGATGTAAATGATATTTTATCTGTTCTTTCTAATTATGGTACAGAATGCAATAATGTAGTTTATCCGGAAGATCCTTTAATTATTCCTGAACCCTTACCGGCAGAACCCACTTGTGTATTAGGAGATGATTGTGGTGATCAAGTTTGGACAGAATGTGGAACAAGTTGTCCGCCTATTTGTGGTTCTCCTGAACCTATGATGTGTAATATGATGTGTAATGTGGGTTATCAATGCCCTCATGGTCTTTGGTGGGATAATGATACAGGTAATTGTGTCAGTCCTGAATCTTGTTCTGAAATATTTGTTTTACCACCTGACATAGCTATCGGAAGACCTTTCATAAAAGAAACAAAAAATATAGTATCAGATATTGTTTATGAAGAGAATGATTGGAATGAAGTATTTTAAATTCAATATGAACCATCTTCATCAATCGCAGATGTTATTAATAAGATTAATATTACACACATAACGGAACATATACATAATCCGCAAACTACTAGTTTCATAATAATATATTCTTCATCGTCTCTTTTATGCATCGTTTCGGGATAAATCCGAATCATGTTTGTTTTTAATTTATTTTTTAATGAATAAGATATCAAATTTATAAATTTGATAATCTATTTTAAAGAATTGATTAGATAAATAAAATATAAGATATGGAAAATATTAATTACTCTCTCGTAGAATATTTTGAGAAGAAATATCCTAAACAGAAATATAAAGTGTATGGTACATGTTATGAAAAAGTAATAGGTGAAGAGACGACTGACTGGGAATTTTATGGACCACCGGTTTGTCACACGATAACAGAAGTGGGGAAATTAGGTTACAAAGAATACAATAAACTTATAACAGATTTACGGAAATTATTTACACCTTATAATTTAAAAATTTATAGTGAAGATGGGGATGATGTTTATAATCCACTCGGTGAAAAAAATAAAGTATCATTTTCAACTGAGTTTAAAGAACATGTATTTCATGATGAATTGATAGGATATTTACCATGTGAACTAGGTATCGAACACGGTAGTATTTTCACCGAAACCGTATTTTCCAATATAACACCTGAAATATTTTTAGAAGATATTAAAAACATACTTGAAAAATATTGTATTTTAGGATGGAACGGAAATGATAAACAAGAACTAAACAGCGTGGCAAGTGTATTTATGAAATATATAGAAATAAAAACACCACCTCATATAATTAAACTAAGACAATCCCATCAAAAAACGATTGAAACCTTTAGAGAAAATGATCGTAAATTATGTTGGGAATTAAAACAATATAAAGATCTCAAAGAATTACAAGATATGAAAGATTTAGTAGAAAAAAATAAAATTTTAATGGAAGAAAATATCAAACTCGTTGAAAAAGAAGATGTTAGAAAAAAAGCTCAACAATGGTTAGAAAATAATTCAGATAAAATTAATTTCAAAATTGGGAAAGAATTATATGATATTATTAATTAGAAGATGATTCTAATCTTTCTTGAAACTGACAATGATTAAATCTCTTTTCCCTGTACCATAAGGATCTTGCGGCTTGTGAGGGACATTTCCATCCATGATAACTGTTGTCCCGCTCTTAATCTCTAACACTTTTTTTACGTTTTCTTTGTCTTTGTATCTGAGATTACCATCTATGATCCCCTCATCTAATCTCAAATACATTAATACTGTAATCACATTGGGATAATTATCATTCTCAACATGCCAAGCTAAACCACTCTTCACACGCTTTTCTTCATCTTGTAGATTGTACCGAATCACATCCATATACCATCTATCCGGGTTGTGTTTGTGACCATTCATGGTAAGGAATGAGGATGAGATATCCTTGATGAAATCTGTATGATGATTTGTATCTGTATGATCGTAAAATACTACCTTTCTTTTTTCTTCGGTGTCTTCAAAAATACTATCCATAATAGAAGGATCAAGCAAATAATCGGGGTAAATCTCGGTCGGGTGAAGAGTATCCAACTTGTTCATCGTTAAAAGATCTTTTCAGTCAATGCTTTTATTTTACTGAATCAAAAAAAAGAAGTATCAAATTTTAATCATATTGTGAACATTTATGAACATTTATTTATCCTTACATCCTATCAATACAAACTCCACATAATTTAATATCGCGTGTATCACTCGTATAAATAGGATATTTACTATATCTAGTTTTTTGTGTATATTCATCTGTTGTCAGATATAATGCCCTACAATATAAATCATCACATACATCTGAATGAATATTTTTACATAATGAATAAGTTTCTTCATTCACTTTAATCTTTTCCTTAGCGCATCCATATAAGAATGGATCGGTATAACCTTTGTTTTTTGCCCATGTATTCATACGCTTATTGTAAACTTCTCTGTATTCTTCAATTAAGTTCTTACCCATAATCTTTGACATATCTTTGTATCTTCGTTCCCCTTCTTCAACTTTTGATGAATCGTGTGTATTACAGCAGTTAGCACACATACCACACTCACCTGAGAAACAGGGCGCTGCTGAATATATATCATGTTTAGGTGCCGGTTTCTCTTTTATTTCTGGTTTCTGTTCTTGAACTGGTTTCTTGTAGTGTTGGAATTTACGTTTTTGGAATCCCATTATTAGTAGTATTTTATTCTTTACTTTCACAAAATATATTTAAATCAAATTTTAGTATTTATACAAGAAATCAAATTTTAGTATTTATACAAGAAATAAAAAGCAACTAAATTAGTTATTGCACACCACATTGAACCATATGCTCCTCCAACAAATATCTTTATAAGAAAAAATAAGAATAATATTGAAAACAATGAAACATAATCTGGATAAAATAATAGGAAAGCGAATATTATTAATTGCCAAGGTTTTATTTCATTTGACCCCCATACAGGTGATGATAATTTATTATCACACAATGATTTGGAATATCCATTAAAACGATAAAAAAGATTAAAAATAACTATAAGTATAATCATTTTTAGGAGTTTATCATCAATAATTTTAATATATTCAGAATAATTTACAATGAATACTCTGTATAATATTTGAAGAGATAATATGAATGGTATCAAATAAGATGTAACTAAATAATTAATATTGTTCTTTTTCATTTTATGATACCATAAGATAGCATCTGCGAGTTGTATAGATGAAAATATCATCAAAAATATTATATGTTGTTTTTTATCATTACTTAACCCTTTATTTAATAAATAAAGCGAGATTGACCATGAAATTATAAATGTAATTATACTAATTTCAAAACTAAAACACATTATAAAATATCATTTAAAATAGTTATTAAAATACTATATAATGACAAAATATCTTGTTTCAGAATATTTTTATGAAGATGATTTATTTTCTATATTACCACATAAAACATACAATAATTTAAATGAAATTATTCAAATGATAAGTAATAAATATAAGGATATGAAACATTATATGACATTAACCGAAGGAGATGATAAATATATTATAAGATTCAATGATAACGATAAAATATGTTTTTTAATTGAAGAAATTGATTAGTTTTTATTTAAAAATCATTTTATTTATATTAATAATAGTATCGAATGCCAAAAAATCAATTATTTAAAATAGTTCCAGATTTACAAATTATTCAAGCTATCTTAGAGGCATTTGGTTTAGATGATATAGAAGATACACGTATATTCACAAAAGAACACATGAAAGATATTGATACAGTACAAAAAATTACAGATTTAAAAGACCGATTAGAAGAATATTATATCCCATGTAAAAGTAAAAAATATTTATCAGATTTAAATGAAAAGAAATGTATCACAATTTTAAGGCAGTTCGTTAAAATACATCACTATAAATGTATTGGGATGGAAAAAAGTATTAAAGGAGATAAAACTATGACTTACCGTTTATTTTATGAGAATGAAGATTATCTTAAAAGCCCTATGAGTAAAGAAAAACAAGAATATGTAATATCTTTTGAATAGATTAAATTTGATTTAATAATTAAACTCATTCAATTAAGTAATAGTAAAAATGTCTTTGTGAGATGAATAAAACAGTATCTCTCGACTATCCTAATTTAGTTCTAAAACAATTTCCGACGAGTAGTAAAAATCTATTTGCGATTGAAACATGTAAAGTAGCAGTTAATTATTGGGTTTATGATAAACGGAAGCGTATAGTTGTTCATTGTGGATCCAGTCGTGCGTGTGGATGTAATCATCATAAAACATCAATTCATGCGGAACAAAGAGCATTTGAATATTTAATAAAGCATAAAAAAAATAAAAATCTTAAAATTTATATATGGAAATGGGGTAAATCCGGGGATTTAAAACCAGCTTACTGTTGTATTTCATGTAAACAATTATTAATGAAATATAATTACCAAGATAAGATATTCACTTTTGAAAATGATAAAATTATTAGCGCTATCACCGAAAATCCAAATTTGTCTTTAGGATACATGATAAAGTATGGTTTGAGTTATTAATTATTTTTTATCTTTTAAAATGTTATTTTTACACTATCTAAACCAGATTTAGTATCAGATAAATAAAATATATAATTGAAATAACTTGCAAATAATACATATATTAAAACAAAAAATAGTATTATAAAATAACTAATTTTATACCTTTTATAAAATGATTTGTATTTCATATATATTAACAACATGCTTCCTAGAAGAAAATAAGGTAGAATAGTAATCAGAATAAACCCAGGAATTATCTCATTTGGGTCTTCTATTTTCATTATATATATATTATTTTATTTTTTTATCTGTGACAATTCTTCTTTAAGATCTTCTATTTCAGCTTCAAGCTTGAATTCACTGTCTTGAAGTCTTCTAATACGATTTTCCGCAACTTGTAGATTTAAACGGAGATTTTCAATGATACCATCATAATGTTTTTCTATTTCTTTTACCGGATCACTGTTTCGTGTAACTGAATTAATATTAGCCACTGTAACCGAACTCATTTTAATAGTATTTGAAATTAATTTTAATGTATTTAAATTAATCAAATTTTAAATAATATTTAATATATCTTTTGGGACCAATAATATCCTATAAATTCACCATTATCTTTTAACATATTAATTTTATCTATTGTAGCAGTTTTAAATTTTTTATTTTTCAATAGTTCTTTGTTTTCATAAATATATGTTAATATTTCATCAAACTTTTCTATTTTTTCTTCATGATCCATAGTTACCCATGTATATTGATCTAAAAAAACTCTCATTTGGTTCAGAATCATTTCTTTATTCTGAATATGATAATTCTGTCTTGTATTATAATTATGGGTAACTTCTAAATTAAAACTTTGCCTACAAATTGGACATTTATCTGATTGAGAAGACCAGTTTTGAATACATTCAAGACAAAAAGTATGTCCACAAAATATTTTAGTCATTCTTTTATATGAATTAAAACAAATAATACATGTACTAGAATTATTAAAACTCATTTAAATATTGTATAATTATATTATTTAAATGTATGTTGTTTATCTTTTGAAATGTGAAAATTATTCTTATGTTGGTATGACCAATGATTTTACACGAAGATTACGTCAACATAATGGTGAAATAAAGGGTGGAGCTAGATATACTAGTAAGAGGAGAGGCTGGTATCCTGTATTAATAATCGATGGATTTCAAGATATGAAATCCGCGATGCAATGTGAATGGAGATTAAAACATTTCGCAAGAGGTCACGGGAGCGTAAGAGGTGTCAAAGGTAAATTAAAATATCTATCTAAATATTTATATGATGAAAATATTATTAAAGGTTTTGATGATCAAAATATACCAATCATTGAATATAGAAAATGGACAAGTAAATGCGAAAAACCTATTTGTGATCAAAATTTAAAATTTTATATAGATGATGAATTTATTGACATTTTTAATGAATATCCACATAATTACTCTACCAAAGAATTATACATGAAATAAATCTTTCTTAATAGTCCTTACATATTTTACCGCCTGTCCTTTACAAATAGCAGGTGGGTCATGGAAAATACTCATTTCACTATAGGGATTTTCTAAAGGACTATTTGTGATAATGTTACCCCATATTTCTTTCCCTTCTTCGTTTAAATAAACATATATGTTTTGGATTGATTGATCTCTTAAATTCATCCAAAGATATTTCTTAGTTTCTTCCATATTGTATATTTATTTATATTTAAAAATAAATAATCAAATTTTAAATAAATGATAGATTGCGATTATTACAAGAATTATAAAGGTCCTAATTTAACTCTCGCTCAAATATGGACACATGGCGAAGAAAAATTAGATATCACCGAATATGTAAAAGATTTCTATGGCCATCAAAATAATTGGTCAGGAAAATTGTATACATACGATGATATTTTTCCTCATAGAGATTATAAATATAAATTTAGAATAGAGTTTTGCGATGATTCTGGTAGAAGGCATTGGTTTTATGGTATGGTGGGAAAGCCCGAACAATACTTTAATCCCCAACAATCTATGGCATTGGGGACTTTTCTATAATAGATCCAATATGAAAAATTTTTTTGGGGTTCATAAATTTGATTTTATGAATTTAAAGATTCATTAGTTTCAAAACCAAATAACTCGCAGTTTTGTGAGTCTTAGCTTCTCCACTTTTAACTATATTAAATATAAATTTATAATGGCTTCGGACATCTTGTAGCCTCGGGCGGGATGATGGCCCGCTAAAAGGGGATGATGTGTCATCTCTCCACCGCTTTCTCTGCTCCACCTTGACAGGCGAGTCCTAAGGTGGATAAACGGGAGCTGCTATAGTCCAGACGCTAAGGCAGAGCGTTAGCAGTAGACACGAAAGGATTAGACGCTGATCATACTAGGCGCCAGTGATGAATTCTTGAGTTGGTTGTCCGGCCGTTCGCTGGAGGACATTCCCACATAACGCCGAGACCGCGGTGGGCGCAATATAGAGTGAAGCTGAGTGTAGGCTCGTGTGGCATGTAGCCTGAATATTGTGACCCTCTGGAATAAAACGATACAGGGTCATATCCACATCTCAGGCCGCGTCCTCCTAATGGGCGCTAGCTGACTCCTCATATTGAGGGTCACCCTAAATATAATGTTAGTATGCAAGAGATGTTGGATATGTGAGGGGGATGCCTTAGGGTTGCCCGAACTCAAACAATACCTATCAACTTAAACCGGGGACATGAACTCCGGAACTAATAACCCGTCTCAGTACGGGTCCCTTTAAGGGGATTAGAGTTTCTCTAATCAGAGTGAGATAATCACGTTACCTAAACTCCCGAGCAGATTAATTTCGGCAGGAGAGTGGTGACCGCTGTGTTGTGAGCTTCGTTGATGGGATTACACTAAATTTTTTTTACAGATAAAAAATAATAATTACTGATTAAATATTTCATTTATTCAAGAGGGTGTCCCCACTGAACAATATTTTTTCCTTCGTTGTGGTAACACCACAAACCGTTGTAATCTTTACTCGCACTTCTTGTCCATCCTTCAGGAAGCTTATTTTTTATTCTGTTTCTTACTTCTTTACCAATATAACTACATCTAATACCTTCTTCATTCGTGTATGGATGAATACCTAACAGAGGTATTTTCCATATATGGAGTATTACTTCTAATTCATATATTGTCATAATAACCCCTTTATCATTCAAGATATGATTTTCATCGTAGATTTCATAAGGATCAATACCCCATTTTCCATCACCATAAACATTATTTCCAGCTAAAGCTAGGTGATCAAAATACTCAAGGTTTTTATAATTTTGATCTTCATTACACCATAGAAAACTATCTTGTTCAAAGAGTTTAATTTCTTTTCCATTTTTATCCTGAAAAATTTTACTCGGTCTGTCGCGAACAAATGAACCATCATAATTAATATTCCAAAGATAAAACATTTCACACATTTCTGGTCTCAAATGCCTATCTATAAATGCACCAGAGAACCTTTTATAAAATTTCTCCTCTGCTTCACTCACGCCTTCTCCACCCACCTTAAAAATCGCTTGTGTTGCTTTCCCGACATGCCCTTTATTCTCTTTAAGAACACTGAAAAGATATTCTTCATCTAGATTTTGAAAACGATTCTTTAATACCACAAGTTCTTTTGATAAGTGTTCTTCATTCATATTCTCACCAAGTCTGTCAGTAGACATTTTTGATATATATATATATTATTCTCTATAATTCATATTTAGAGAGATAAATCAAATTTATAAATAATTTACGAAGGAGTATATATCATAAATTTTTTTTTGGTTCATAAATTTGATTTGAGGGATAAATTTATTTCATTAGCATAACAATCACATTGGCTGGGTAACTAGTCCTTTAACGCTTACAATACTTACAACACTCTCAACCACTTACGACCTCTACCGACCACTACTTCATCATGGCAGTTTGGCCCGCAACCGCTTTCACCCCAGACCAGTTTAACATCCCGACATCAGATGGAGATATCATCGAGTTCGTCGGTGCATTCTCTGAGTGGAACATCTTCCGGGGCCCGGAAACAGGTGTAGGTGGTCGTCTATGTTATGGCGGCGATGTGTCTATCATACAGGAGATGATGGACGCGATTGAGGAGGAGCGCAATAAAGAGCTTGACCGCAAGATTCGCATCATCGGTGAGGCTATCGAGGGATTCCAACACTGCGAAAATGCGGAGTGGTATGCGCGAACAGATTCGTGGGATCGCCTCGTGCCTTCAGATGGGGAGAAATGCGAATGGCCCCCTCACCGTGTCTGGGCTCATTTCATGTTGTGGCCTCTCTCTCACTTTGAACAGGGTGATGAAATTGAAGAAGTTCTGCGAGAAGCTGAAGAAGACTTTGACTACGAGAAATGTATAAACTCCAAGGATTACATCAAGGCGCTGGAGGAGTACAACTTCCACAAGCTCCTAGCATTTGAAGAAAAGTATTCTTCGCCACACTGGGTCGGCGAATGCACCGGCGATATAGCTGCGTCCAATGGATACACTGCCCTCTATGACACATCACTGAAAGACCGTTTCAAGGTGGATACAGTGATTAGGACAGAGTTCCCGAATCAATGGGGTCATACGGGGTATGCGAAAGCTTCCTCTGCTTTTGGAGATATCTACGTCCCGAGCAAGTTCTTGGGCTACATCGGTCAGCCCGGGTCTCCACAGTTGATGACTGTTGCGCTTCAAGATGTCGGGGGGAAAGGTAAAAAGGGTAATGGTTTCCGCTGGACATGCATTTACACTCATTAAAACACAAAATCACAAAAACAATATAAAACCAAAAAACACAAAAACAATATAAAATAGTTAGAATAAAAAAACAAAAAAAATTTTTTATGAACTATTATTGTTCTTATAAAGATAAAAATTTGATTAAAAGATTTTGTTTAAAATTAAACAAGATATATCTTTCAGGGTTAGTACTGAGAATAAGTAAATACAAAGAGAAGTAAGGTAGTCAGTAATGGAGAACTTCTGTGATTCTGAGAAGTTCATATTTGTCTTGGATCATTCTGGCCACCTCATTCCTCAACACCACAGGGAACTAGGTGAGAAGGATGGCCATCTTTACTCCCCTAGTGTCACTTGGTCATCGGTAGCAATTGATGGTGTACCTCTAGAGAAAACATTTGAGTATGAAGATGATATTCTTCGCATAAGAGAAGAGAAGGATTATTCTTCTGAAAAACAAGATGTTATTATGGTGAATAACAGGCCTCCTCAACCACTCACTATCCATCAAGAAGTAGAAGATAAGCGTTGGGTAAAACGTCTAGAGAAGCTTTATCCAATGAATTTTCAAGAAGCAAAGAAGAAGAAGAAATCTATAGAGAGGTATCCGGTAAAACCGAAAGGTAAGAAACAGGTAAGAGATGAGAAGATTCATAGTTCTGCGGATAAGTTTCAGGAAATGACAGATGAGAAACTCGGTGGAGAATGTGTTCTGGATTATACTATTTATATCCAGAAGAAAGATGATTTTAAAATCATTAAAGAATTGGAGATGATGACTCCTGGTGACCCATGGTGGCCTCATAGATACATCACATACAAAGTTCCAGTCAGAACTAAGTACTGTCCGCCTCTTCATTTCCTAGAACCATTTGTTGATTGGGAGAAGATCTGGACACATGTAGATGAACTCAAAACAGGCAAGAAACGCGATTATCACTATTATCCCGACGGCGAAGATATTGGTGGACCAAGGGAACCATGTATCTACTTTTACGAAAATGATAGTGATGATATGAATTATGACTTTGATTGGCATAAAGATTATATGAACGTAACAATGTATTTCGGAGATTATTATTATTTTTCATTTAAAATTTAGAATATATATTTTCATTAATAAGAATGATTGTAGATAAATTAAAAAACAACCTGATAAAATTATCACATAGTATAATCATATCAGGGCTATCGTGTTTATATTTATATTTACCTAATATGATAACAAAAAATCTAATATTTTTTATCTCCGAACTATATTTCATAAATGATACAAAAAATTTATTAAAATGCGATGTTATTGATTATCCTATCGTTTATCATCATGTTGCGGCTATGTTGTTATTATATGCTTTTTATATAGATTATTATGGAATGGCGCTCATTTATGTTTATAACGCGGCCGAACTATCTAATATATCTATGTATATAACCTATCATTTAATCAAAACAAATAGCAGTAAAAATCTTATCTTATGTTCAAATATTATACAGACTTTCATGTATGGTTATTTTAGAATCTATATTACAACAGATTATATTATAAAAAATAATCATTTGCTCTATACTCCCCTATCTATGCTTGTGGGTATCTATATAATAGGTTGGGTTTGGTTTTGTGAATTATGTAAGCAACTTTATACAGAAAGATTAACTATTAAATACTTGGTGATTGATGTTCGCGATAAACTGCTACAAAATTTATAAATTCTTCATTTTCTACAGTATACACTTTGTAAACACCTTTTTCAATAAATATTAAATAACCTTCATCTCTTAACTTTTGAAAATTTGCTCTTATACTTGCTTCACAAGTAGTATTATCTTTATAAATATTCTCAAAATGTGTTAATGAATATCTATAAAACTCTTGTAAAGTAAATGTTCCTAAATCTAATCCATGTTTAACGATTTCTTTTTTAATTTCACTTTTCCAAGTCATTTTTGTTTTTAATGAATACAAAAAAAGTTTAGATATCAAATTTAATTATTGCGATTTTTAAACAATAGAATATTCACACCTTTGAACAATTAACAAATATAATATTATTCAGAAATTCATTATAAGTTACTCTCTTTATCGGTTGAAATTTATTACCTATTGAAAATCTTTTATAATTACAACACTCTGCTATTTGTTTTTTATCATACATTAACTTTCCTAATATTTCTATTTCTATAACACCATTTATAGATTGAGAATTGTCCCACCATTTTCTCCCATAATACCTTGAATCTTTACAATGATATATTTCAACATATTCTTCACTTGTTATCAATAGAATATTCTTACATTTTTTATATTTTCCATATCCAGATGGTTTTGACCAATAAGCCGGTTTACTATTTTTTATTTCATTCTTTTCTTTTTCATAATTATCACCATTACCTTTTGACACAGAAAATTGCCATAATTGAACATTTGATAATAATTTCAGATTATTCATAGTAACATTATGGATAAACAAGTCAATATCACTTGTAATTACCATATTAACATACTTATTTATGTTAATATTTAAATCAAAAAAAAATCAAATTTACAAAAAATAACAATAATGATAAAGGGGAATTGGTTGTTTAACATTGGTTGTTTAATAAATAGTATCGTACAGTTCGTAAATCTTTGACACATCACCTGTCCCCAATAGTGTAATTTGATTATATTCAGGATTTTCCTTGTTTAGAACTCTGTTAAGTAGAGCATCAATGCGATTGTAAATCTCTTCATTCATCTCTTCTGTCCATAAACCCTTCTTGTAAATGAAATACATGAGCCTAAGATGTTCTTCTTTACTTTGCTTGATTTTAAGTCTCGTAACATTTGATACAATCTGAGAATATTTATGTAGTAGTAATTTTGTTTCAACAATAGCAGTTTCTCTTTGAGAAAGAGTTGGGGTATTCGCATCATCCCATACATCACATTCATCAAGTGCCGTCTTTCCGGGTCTTAGAGGATATTTATGTGTCCGAACCATGCGAATAAGCGTACCTAGAATTTCATAGTGACCATAACGTTGAAGATACCCCGGAGTGAATCCAAGACCACCATCCTTTGGTTTCTTCGTGAATAAATCTTCAAAATGTTCTAAAATATGAACAATTGCCTTTGTTAGATCATTGTCTGAACGAGCATGAATCAATTCTCCATCCTTTAGCTTCACACCTTCTTGAATACGCATGAAGAAATCTTGGCACTGCTCCCTAGACCAATCCCGCGTCTCAGTATAAGACATTTTCATATTCTTAATCCTACGCTGTTCATTGTCTGGTAATCCACTAAAACTTATATCCTTGTATTTAATCTCATCGTTGAGAAATCTACGAATTGTCTCAATACGATTTTGACCATCCATAATCCATTGAAGACCAGTCCTTGTATCAATATTAATAACGGGACCGAAAATAGGCATATTCTTACTAAGGGATTCTAAATATCGATCTTGTTGTTTCTTTGTCCATACATATTCACGCTGATAATCTGGAACTCCAAGTTCAGGATCTGGACCAGACATTAAAGTGGGAATCTGGCCAAGACTCATCTTAGTTGCTTCGGAACTGGGGTGAGGGGCATCAATAAAGAAAGACATTTTTACTCTTATTTACTTATAATTAAGTATGTAATGTTTAAATCAAATTTTTTTAACAAAATCACATTAACTGATATTAATATCTTTATTCATTAAATCAATCATAAGTTTTCATATTATGATAAATTTGATATATGTTATTTTCTGAATAAAATAAAGGATATTGTAATGAATAGATACTTTGAATCGGGAAATCTCATTGTTAGGACCGATAGCTTTGATAAATTGAAAGAGTTATCTGAACCATTGATAAAAAAAGAATCACCTAAAGTATCAACTTGGAAACATAAAATCTTAGGTTATGATAATAATATACAAAATTTAAAAATAAATAACTTTCCTAAATTAGGATAATAATTCACTCTTGTAATTATAAGTATTTTTTAAAAGACTATTCATATGAAATATTTCACCTTGCTGATCAATGATTAATTTCCTACAAAAATCCATTAAATACGGATGATTTGTATGTAATAATAATCTACGACTCATATCTACAGCCACTTGATGATGAGGTATCATATGCTCTAAATAAGATTTATCTGTGACATTCATTCCTACCATATGTTGCATATGGTCATTTGGTTTAAAAAATAATGGATTACAATTACCATCTTTTGCTCTTGACATTACGGGAGCATGAAGATCCATTTTAGTTTTAAAATCTTCAACATTATTCGGTAAATTATCAAAGATAGTAGAGCTTAACCTTCTTTTCATTTGTTCCATTTCCCAGATTTCATATCCTTGTTTTCTTATAATATCTCTACATAAATGAAGCATCTGAGGATTTTTTGTATTCGGAATTAACATATTACTCATATCTATCGCTACCTGATGATGTGGGATCATATGAACTAAATAATCTATATCAGATAACATATCTGTACAAGGATTACTCCCCATAGGAGAAGAATTACTATGATCCATTTTACTATGATCCATTTTACTATGATCCATTTTACTATGATCCATCTCGCTATGATTTATTTTCTGAACTTTTAAAAAAGGAATATTCGTTGCCCAATGATTCATTATAATAATACATTAGATTTTAAATTATATTTAGCTGTTAGAGTATTCTTAACTAATTCATCTTCTTCTCTCATCGCATCTATATATCCTTTTCTTAATGAATCATTAAAATTTAATCCGCGTTTTAAATAAACTATCATATGACTCGGATCAGGATGTTCTATTAAATATAGTTTATCATATTCTTGTAAATTTATAAACCAACGTTTCCCTTCATAATTTTCCATATAATTTATTTTTAGATATTATATTCTTAAATAAAAATAGTAATTTCTTAATTATTCATATTCACTTAATTTCATTATCATATCTTAATATATTGTCTTCTTATCATTCTTCCTCTATCACCAATATCTCCATAAATTTTTAATAAAATACATAAATATATTTATTTATTTTTTACAATATTCTACTCATTTCAATCATTATTCTTTTTGATAATTCTGAATACAACGAATCATCGTATCTTAACCAGTCTTTTTTTTCATCTATCTCAAAATCCCAAGAATTTTCATGTAATATACGTATTAATTCATGTATTAATTCTACAATCTGATAAGAGATACCAGTTTTTTTATAGAAATTTAATCTATGATCTTTTTTTACTATATAATTTAGACCATCATGAACATATGAAAATTTACCTGTATGGGTATCTCTTGTATAATAATATTCCCCGACTACATTTTCATATATATCTTTATGATATTCTAATGTATCTTCATATTCACTTTTATTTTTTATTTTGATAATCTTATTACATATTTCGGGGATCGGTAAGAATACTTTTAAATATAATCGTATAGATTCATCTCGTTTTAATGAATATTCCATTTTAGATTGTAAATATATAACTATATATATTATCAAATTTTATCTTTATCTATCTAAGATATATAAACCAAAAATAATAATACCTATTCCTAAACATGTATTTTTATTAACTCTTTCACCAAAAATAAAATGACCCAGAATCAGCATAAATATTAAACTAAGAGCCCTTTGAAAACTTTTATAGCGAATTACTTCTCCTTCACTCTTTACTATATGATTACCTAATAAGATACTTATAAGGATTAATAAAGTATATAATATTAATTTTGGCATTACATCCGATTTAGTGATTTTTAATAAACCAGCAATACTTTTTTTTTCATATAAAAAATATATAATTAATACGGTTGTTAAAATACCCAATGAAACTAAAATAACTTCTTCTGTAATACTTAGTTTTTTTAATATATCATTTTTTAAGAAAATTATTGGTGAGCCAACTATTATTGAAATCAGTAATAAAACATAAAAATTATAATTCATATTAAAATTTGATATATTTTATTTTATCATAATTAAAATACATGTATCGCGATACACTTATCTTACTTATTTTAAAAGAGATATTTCATGATCCTTATTTGGCGAATATGATCTATAATTTTGTAATAAAATATGAAATTTATACTAATTCAGTATTGTATAAGATAAAATGTAATGAATTAAGAGAAGATATCCATATGTTATATCCCGGATTCATTAAAACCGCACTCTTTGAAAATATTAGATTTGATTTAGATAATAATATTGATCCTGGTTATTCATTTTATAGTATAAAACCATTGACAGATTGCGGATATCTTTTAGATTATAACATAACTCCACCCATACAATTTCCTATCTGTGAATATAGTGATTATAAACAAAATTACAATACGGTAACATTGATTAATGATATAAGATGTAATCGTTCAAATGTTAAAGAAGATAAAATTAAAATAATACTTCACAGAAGGGATATCTATTTTAAATTAGACGCCGAAAATAAGCGCGGTTTTTCTATATGGTATGATTTTGAAAATAAGATATTTACAAATGTTTAAAATTTGATTACTAATTATTTATAGTAACTAAAATAATTCACAATGTCTGATACTATGTGGAATAATTCTGTGAATCAAATGATTTCAGCTATCAATAGTGATAATAATATGAGAGATTTCTTTATAAAATTTACACCAGATAAAGATAAAGGATATGCATGGTATCAAAGCCCAGAATATAGATATTATACTAGTATTCTAGAACAAAAAACAGATTCTTCTGGTCATAGCGGTGCCTCATTCACATGCTGTCTTAGAGAAGCGGTTAATCATATCCGCAAAGAAATTGTAATAGTCGCAGAAACATCTACTTCGGAAGAAGATATTATTACTCTTGAACCGATTTCATAAATATTTCCATTTGTCTTATCCATTTTCTTCCTAATCTTGTTATTCTTTTGTATTTCAATCTTTTTTTACGAATAGTTTTTCTTTTGCGAGCAGTTTTCTTATTCTTCTTATATTTTCTTTTCGTATTACGTTTTTTTATTTTATGATTCTTTTTTCGTTTACTCATTTTACTCATTAATATAATAGTAAAAAATAATATTAATTAATCATATTTATCACTATCAAGTATAACATACACTTCTCTGCTAACTATTTGTAGGCTATTTTGTAGATCTGGGTGATCTATTTTAATACTTTTACCACTTTTAGAAATATCTAAAATGATTTTCACTATATATTTACCTCTTGATTTAAATAATATCTGATTATCTATATAATATCTAACATTATCTGGGGTTAATCTTAATAATTTCATACATATTTTATATGATAAAAAAAATTATCAAATTTAATAACTTAACAATCCTAAAAATCATTTAACAGCTAACAACCCCATCGTAAACACACATATCCTTTGTATTCATCCATACACCAATATCCCATTGCCCCAAATACTATTTTTAAATGTGGATTCTTATTTTTAAATATTAAGCAATTAAAATAGCATGCCCCTTTTTGATATTTATTATAGTTTTCATCTAAAATATCACTGAATTTGCGACCTAGTTTAGAATTGGGGATGATAATTTCATTTAAAATGCGATCTTTGATATGCTTTTCATGATAGGATGAAATACTTGAAGGGAACTCTTTGTAAAATTTTTTACTTTTATCAATTTTTGACACCTGGTAATCCATACGATTATCAAATGGATCTGAATTCATAGGAGTCGGATCATAAATATTACCCTCACTATCTTCAAGCCACGTATGATAATTACCTTTACTTGTTGTCCATTCTCCTAATTTCTTAATTTTTTGATGTTTAGGACCAGGATAACCTATTCTAAACATACCTTTTGGTTCTCCTTTTACTATCCCAGAAATATTCATTTTATACTGAATAAAATTATACTGATATCGTTAATATTATAATTTAATCAAATTTATAAATTAGTTTGGATATTAATTTTTTTGATGATTAATTTTTTTTTATGAACGATAAATTTGATTTTAAAGATGTAATTATTCATTAGACAAACTATTTTGACTACTCTCAACTGAGTAACCGCTTTATATACTTACGGTTTCACTAACAAGTTCATCAGCAAGTTCATCAGCAAGTTCATCAGCAAGTTCAGCGACAAGGATGGCGTTCCATCAAGGTCAGTGTGACGCAGGCAATCACATCATCGACAAGTTCACTAAAGAACAACCCTTCACAGTTCTCTTGGCGCAGATGCAAAGCGGCAAGACTGGCACATATCTCTTCACTGCCTTGGAGATGGTACGTCTTGGTCTCGTCAAAAATGTCGTTATCATCTGTGGATCATCTGATACCTCTCTCAGAGAACAGACAAAAGGCGACCTTGATATCGCTCTTAAGGATTTTCAAGAAGAGACGATGGTGGCTCGTGATATGGAGGGTGCTCTTCTTCTTCATCGCGCCAACATCGGTGTTCATTTCTCTCAAGACCTCGGGAAACTCGATGAGATATCCGAGGATACACTCGTAATTCACGACGAGTCACATATGGCGCAGAGCAAGAACAACATCCCATTTAAGAGATTCTATCAAAAGAATCATTTGGACAAGGCGCTGATGGGAGATTTCACCGAGCTCAAGAAGAAGAACTGCTATATCCTAGGTGTTTCGGCTACTCCTTTCTCAGAGATTGTCGCTAACAAGAAGGTTCAGACCGAAGATTGGACATCAGAAGAGAGCGCATTCCTTGATGCTTTGGATCTTAATCCTAAAAACTTCTACTTTATGCGACCTGGAGAAGGATACATTGGGGTCTGTGAACTCTTAAATGCTGGATGTATCAAGTTTGAAGCCGAGAATATTAAAACATCGGATTGTTCTCATGTAGCATCAGTTTTGAGGAAGGGTTCACCAAGATATCATCAAAAATACGTTGTTGTTCGAACTCTATGTGCGGAGAAAGACAGCGATATGATGAGAACAATCGCTTCATCTACGGGGTGCGAATATGTATCGGTGTTTGGTGGTGAGGGTTCTCTACAGTTTATGAATGTTCAACCTCTCAAGACCACGCTTGTTCACATTTGCGGTAAGTTTCGTATGGGTCAGGTCGTCCCAAAGATATACATTGCTATGGTATATGAGCAGTCCGCGAACCCAAATGCCGACACTATTCTCCAGGGTCTCCTTGGCAGGATGTGTGGATATCGCGGGAATGGTGCTCATACGGATGTGGATATTTATATCTCCGCAAATGTCGAAGAACTAGTTAGTAAGTATTCAAATGCATGGCAAGAGGGTCAAATGGATGAACTCTCAACTATCACTAAAGCTATGAATCTTGGTGGAGTGAAGCGCAAGAATGGTGGAGTCATCAAAGAAGATGGATTTGGGAATCAATGGATCATGACTGTCCCGGTGAAGTTTGAATTTAAAGATCTTGAAAGAGGCTTTGGAAGTAAAAACAAATTTAGCGAAATTTCTCCAATTGATATTATCAACTTGTTTGAAGGTAAACCAGAGCTACTTATTGGAAATCCAGACAGCGAAGAAATTCTAAGACTCTTGGATTCTTGTGCGAAGATTAAACCTAAAAAACCACCGGCGGCTTCTTACCTTCATCACAACACTACAGGGAAATCACGAAACTGGGAAGAAGATTTTATGAATCTGGATCACGCTATTGATTCTACCAAGAGATTGAATATTTCTCACTACACAAGCAGAGACATCAAGAATCTAAATCAAC